ACAGAAGATGCAATTGAAGAAGCTGTAGAATCTAACGATAATATAAAACAACTTAGAGATGAGTTCAAAAAACTCAAAGCTGAGAATAAAGCATTCAAGGCACAAGCCATGAATACTGCATTAGAGTCATTAGGTTTACAATCTGATAAAGGTATTGGAAAAGCCGTAACAAAACTTTACGATGGAGAAATGAATGTAACTGATATCAAAGATTTTGTTAACAATGAATTTGGTGATGCTATTAATGCTGAGCCTGTTGTTGAAGATAAAATTACTGATAATGTTACTGAAGCTCAAGGAAGAGTTGAACAGCTAAATAAACTTGGTGTAAATGCTGAACCTGTTGATATATCACAAGAGTTCAACAAATTCATTAATGATTCCAACACAAGTACAAGAGATTCAATCAATGCAAAACTGCGTATGATTGACACTCTTAATGAACAAGACAAAAGATAATTTATAGGAGAAGATAAAGATGGCAAGTATATCGTTAACAAATAATACGATTTATGCACAAAACATTAATAACTTCGCTGGTGAATTGTTTAAAGTTGGTGGTCAAAGAACACCTTTACTATCCGCAGTTGGCGGTTTAAATGGTGGAAGAGCAATCAATTCTACATATTGGCAAGTCCAAGTAGAAGACAATGCTAAAATTTCCACTGAGCCAACTAAAGGTCAAGAAGGTTCTACACCTACAGAATTTCTTGGAAGAGACAGGGCTGCATATACCTATGTAACACAAATCTTTCACAAGGGTGTACAAATGACATATACCGCTTTAGCATCTACCGGAAACCAAAATCCTCTAGACTTATCTGCAAATATTGTTAACTCATCTAATGGAGATGGAACAACAACTGCAGCAGATAAACTAGCATTTTTTGGTGGTAGTCCAGTGGCAGATGAATTTGCATTGCAAATGGAAAAAACAATGGAAAAAATAGCAAGAGAAGTTGAGTGGTTTTGCTTCAACGGTTCTTTCTCAGATGGTGCTAATACCACACCAGGTGATGGAACTAGAGAAATGTACGGTCTTGACGTATGGATTACAATCGGCAAGAACGCTAGCAACTCAGCAGCAGTTAACCCATTAGGTGGTAACTGTTTCTACAATGACACAAACGGAGATGGTTCTGGTTCAACACAAGTTCTTTCTTTCGCAACTATTTCAGGTGCGTTAAAGAGAATGTATGATAACCATGCACCAATGAATCAACCTGTGTTAGCTGTTACTCCAAAACAATTACTAGACCTTAACAATGAACTTGTTAAAGGAACAGTTGATATTGCAGGAGCAATTATTCCTAGAGATAGAAATATTGCAGGTGTTGATATTGATACAATAGTTACACCATTCGGTTCAATCGGAATGATGATTATTGACCCTGATATTATGCCTGATAACACTGCATTCATCTTAGACTTAGCACACATAAACCCAGTGTTTACCAATATCCCAGGATTTGGAACTGTGTTTGTTCGTGATATTGACCAAGATGCAAACGCTAGAATTGGAAAAGCTGTTTATATGGAGATGGGATTCGAGTTCGGACCTCCTTCATATCACTGCAAAATTCAAGCAGTAAGTTAATAAAAAAGCATTGAAGATTAGGGTGGAACTCCACCTCCACCCTTTTCTTCTGCTATAGTGAGGAAGATATGATTAAATCAAAATTAGCATTAATAGATATATCATCAGATAATAGTAATTCATTAGGAGTATCAACTGACGGAATGTTACTTTGTGGTGTTCAATTTCCTGCAGCAATGACAGGTTCAAACATTACATTTGATTTTTCTTTTGACAATTTAGCTTATGTGGATGTCAAAGAAACAGATGGAACAGAGACTTCAGTAACTGTCTCAACAGGTGATTTAGTTAGGCTTGACCCAAGTGGTTTTGCTTTTGCAAGTAATGGATTTTTAAGAGTTACATCTGACGGTAATGAAGCTGCAGACAGACAAATAATTCTACATTTCAGACATAGTTAGGAGAACCAATGGCTAATATTGGTAATCTCGTAGATAGAACCTTTAGAGAGTATCTTGAACCTATGGATGATTTAGTAAGTTATACAACATTATCCACAGGAGTAAATGATTCAATTACAAGTATTGTATTTGATGGAGACTTGTTATCTGTTGAAGAAGAAGATGCTTTAGATAAAGGCACAATAATAGAAATAAATCAGGAACTTATGATATGTACTGATTTAAATGCTGTTACAAATACAATAACTGTAAAAAGAGGAATGAAAGGAACAACAGCAACAGCACATACAGCAGGTGATTTAATAAAAATATCTCCACCTTTTCCTAGAAAAAATGTTTTTGATGCTGTGTGTGACCAAATAAAAAATTTATATCCTACATTATTCGCAGTAGAAACTAAATCAGTTACTGCTAAAACAGGATATATTCCTATGGATGGAGCTAATGATAATTATATAGTTGCACCTATAAGTGCTATATCACAAATGACAGACTTTGCTGCAGGTTCTGATGAGACAGGAATAGTTTATCAAGGTGTGGCTGTAGAACTAGTAGATTTACCTAACCCATTTACTTATAGAGATTCTGATGGTGTTTCTCAAACAATTACATATAGTAATAATGGACCTAATAAAGTAAATGCTTTGCAAGTATATGGAGTTTCATCTGGACATACTGTTTTTGTTACTTTTAAAAAGAAATTTATAGAGCCAACTGCAGAGGCAGATACACTTGCAACAGTAGGTTTAGAAAACGAATATGAGCCTATCATTATGGCAGGTGTTGCAGCACAACTTATTGCAGGTCGTGATATTCCAACAGCAACTGCTGATTATATTTCTGACCAACTTGCTACATCTACTTTTCCTGTAAACTCTGCATCAAACATAAGAACATCATTATTAAGATATCAAAGTGATTTAATAGAACAAGCAAGGAAAGATTTAAGAGCTAGATATCCAGAACCAGTTGCTCTTAATAAAATAACTTATGCCTAGAGTAGCAACTTCAATAAACATAAGTAATCCTAAAAGATATGGATATGATATAAAACTTGATGATATCTTACTAAGAGCAGCTATTGGTCCAGGTAGAGATATGACTATACAATCATCAGATGTTGAAGGTGGGCAAGTTAATGTAAAACAAAATGCAGAAGACTTTACATCAAACTTAGGTAGAGTATTTTCAAGAAATGATTTTAGTGGTGGTTCTAATTTAGATAGCGCTCATAGAAGAGACGGTACAGAAAAAGATACAATAAGATTTTGGGATAGTTCAGGTGTTGATGTATTTGGAAAAGACTTAGGTAATTCTTACAATATATCATTACTAAACACAACTACAAATTTAAGAAGTCTTTCATCAAGTGATGCTGATAATTATCTTGCACAAGTAGGAACTACTATATACGTTTCAGATGATGCAACATTATATAAATCAGATGATGGTGGTGAAACCTATTCAGTACAATCTCATGGAATTACTGGTGGTCAACAAATTAAAGGTATGGCTGCACATGGAGATTTATTGTATATGGTTGCTAATAACGGTTCTTCTGCAGGAGAAATAGAAACGTTAAATTCTTCAGGTACTTCTACACAAAAGTCAACAGCACATCAATTTGATGGTATATGGTCAGTTAAAGGAAAGTTTTTAGTATCTGCAGGTACAGGCATTTATGAATATGATGGTGCTACAACTGTAAGTTCAGTATTAGTTACTTTAGCATCTGGTGAAACTTGGACAGATGTAGTTGATGCTGGTGCTGTTGTATTAGCTACAGCTACAGATGGAAGAATATATTCTTTTAAAGATGTATCTGGCTCTTTTACACTAAAAGGACAAACAGAAATTACTAATGAAATTCCTACTTGTATTGCAGAATCAAATGGAATTGTATTTTATGGAACTAGAGAAGACCAAACTACAGCCAAAAAAATAGGTAGATTATATAGAGCAAATTTACAAACAGCAGATGACTTATATGTTCTTGGGGATAATCAATTAATAAAAGAGTGGGATATTGATGGGATAGATGCATCACCAAAAAAAATATATGCAACAAGAGATTCTGTTTACACAGGTATAAAAGAATCTGCTTCAACAAGTTTTTTATGGAGATACTATTTACCTTCTGCTGGTATTGCTAGATATTATAAAGCTGCAGCAGGTGGATTAGTTACAGGAATATGTAAATTAAATGAAAAGTTTTCTTTTATAGTTTCTGGCTCAGGTTTATTTGCACAAACATCTGTATTTGAATCTGAAGGTTTTTTATTGTTACCTGCAGTAGATTTCTTTACAGCAGAAAATAAACAGTTTGTTGGTGCAGAAGTATCAACAGAATTGTTAACTGCTGGTACAAGTGTTGAAATAGATGTATCTACAAAATTTGAATCATTAAACAACTCAGGAGATAGTTCTTTTGATAATGTTATAACACAAACTACAGGTACTGGTGACAACGAAGTTCAGATTGAAAAAGTATCAAGATATTTAGTAGGTAAGATAACTTTAAAAACTTCTAACACTGCTAATACACCTAAAGTAAAATCTGTACAGTTTCGAGCATTAGCAAGACCAGAATTAGTTGTAGCAAGAATACCAATAAATATATCAGACAGAGTAAATAGACCAAATAGAAAACCAATTAAAGTTAAAGGTTTAGGAGATACTTTGTACAATGCATTAAGAGATAAAGAAGGTGATGCTGTTACCCTTGAAATCTTTGACCCTAATGAAATTATTAGAGGTGTTGTAGAAAGTATAAGTTATCCTATACAATCTAATTCAGAAGTAGGAAGTGTAGTTCAATATGCTATACTTACAGTGCGTGGAACGAGACAGAATGTTGTTACTGATGTAACTTCTGCAGAAGTGTTTGGTATCAACGCATTAGGATTTATGAAATTTGGAGCTTAAGTGACTGCACAAGAAGTAAAATTTGCAAACTTTTTTGAAACAACTTTAAGTGGTGTATTAGCATCAGGTAGTACATCAGCAACTTTGACTGCTGCACCTACATCAAATGGTACATCAAATATTGCAGCACCATATTATCTAGTATTAGACCCTGACAGTGCATCAAATAGAGAAGTTATATTAGTAACTGGTGCATCAGGTACAACTTTATCTGCAGTAACTAGAGATGTAGAAGGTAGACATACATCTGACCCTACACATGCAGATGGAACTGTAGTACGTATGGCAGTTGTAAAAGAAATGTTTGAAGATATTCACGATAGAATTGATGCAGGTCCTACATCAATAGCTGCAACAATTATTGGTGATGGAAGCATAAGCAATACAGAGTTTCAAACTTTAAATAATGCAAGTTCTAATATTCAAGCACAAATAGATGGCATAACAGCAGGAACATCATCACAAACTATTGAAATATCAGTAAAAGTAGCAGATGATGGCTCAGGTTCACAAAATGTTTTTTACTTTTTATCAGGAACTGATAGTGGTGCAGGAACAAGGTCAACTAATTTTATATTAAAAGTAGGTTTTAAATATAAATTTGATTTATCTGATTCATCTTTATCAGGACACAATTTTAAATTTTCTACAACAAGGGATGGCTCTCATAATGGTGGTTCAGAATTTACTACAAATGTTACTACAGTCAATAGTCCAGGAAGCACAGGTGCATATGCACAAATAGAAATAACTCCTGAGACATTAGGCATAGCAGGAGCTGTCACCAAATTGTATTACTATTGTTCTATTCACTCAGGTATGGGTGGACAAGGTGAGATAACATTGTACCCAAGTGCAGGTACAACAATAGGAACAGTCTTGGCATTAGGAGGATAATATGAGTATGCTTATGATGCTTAAAGAAGGTGGAAGTTTACTCATAGATACTATTGGTAATCAAGCTATTGATGATGATATAGATTTATTACCTGATAGTGGAGGTGCAGGAATAAGTCTTGCACTAAGATTAACCTATGAAGGTCTTTCAGTTACAAGCGTGACTGCAACACAAAGTCGTGCTATAGTATTGGGAGATAGTTAATTAATTAATTATATTGGAGATAAATTATGGCAGAAGCGTTTCAAACAGTCAATACAGCATTAGGTTCTAGTGCTGATGCAGTAGTTTATACTTGTCCTGCTAGTAAGATTGCAGTGGTTATCCATTGTCAAGTTGCTAACGTAGACGGTACAAATGCTGCAGATTTAAACGTTGACATGAATGATGGTTCAGTTGTCGCAGCTCTAGTATCAGCATTATCAGTACCAGCAAAAACTGCAATAAATCCTATTGGAGGAAAACTAGTACTAGAAGCTGCTGATGAACTTAGAGCATGGGCAGGTGCAGCATCAGATTTAGAAATGACACTCAGCGTTCTTGAAATAGACGTCTAAACAAGGAGTTTTTTTTAAATGGTAGAAAGAAAAAAATACGGATTTATAGGAAATGTAGCAGATGATACTGCTGCACTTCAAGGTGTATTCTCATTAGAAGATATCACTAACCTAACAGAAGATAGCAACTGGGGTGGTAAAGCATCAGTTGAGTTTCTTTGTATAGGTGGTGGTGGAGGCGGTGGAGGTTCTACTGCTAGTGGTGGTGGAGCAGGTGGATATAGAACAGGAACAGTAGGTTTACTTACTGGTGTAGAATACACAATTACAGTTGGTGGTGGTGGTCAAGGCGGTAAGGGTGCAGGTCATGGTACAACTGGTGGCAATGGTGGTTTTTCAAGAATTGCAGAAACAACTTCAGGAAATATTTTAATAAACTCCACAGGTGGTGGCGGTTCTGCTGCTGTAGGTGGTTCAGGCGGTGGCTCTAGCAAAGCAGGCAATGGTGGAGGTTACTCTCCTGCTGAAGGAAATAGCGGAGGTAACTCAGGTGGAGGAGGTGCAGGTGGCACTGGTGGTAATGCTTCAGGTCAAAACAGAGGAGCAGGTGGTTCAGGTGCTTCATCATCTATTACTGGCTCTGCTGTAACTCGTGCAGGAGGCGGTGGTGGCGGTGCTTACTATCGTATCTATGCAGGAGGAGAACAACACGGTGGCGGTGGAGGCTCTGGTGGCGGAGGCTCTGGAGGTAAAGGTGGAGGCGGTGGAGGCGGCTCTGGAAACAAAGGTGGCGGAGGCGGTGGCGGAGGTCACGGAAACCACGGACAAACTTTTAACGGTGGTGGAGGTGGTTCAGGAGTAGTTATTCTTAGCAGCACATCTGTAGCCACAGCAACATCAGGTTCAGTAACTGCATCAACAAGCGGTGGAAATCAGATATATACATTTACTGGTTCAGGAACGATTACATACTAATGGCACACTTTGCAAAAATAGGAGATGACAACATAGTAGAACAAGTTATTGTTGTTGGAAATGAAATTACAGACCCTGAAAATACAGGTACAGATACAGAACAACTTGGCTTAGACTTTATTGCTGATGTTTTAAAACTAGAAGGAACATGGGTACAAACATCTTACAATGATAACATTAGAGGTGCTTTTGCACACATTGGCGGTACTTATGATAGCAGTCTTGACAAATTTCAAGAACCAAAACCTTTTGATAGTTGGACTTGGGATGATACTAAAAACGAATATGTAGCTCCATTACCTCATCCATTAGCAGACATAGACCCAAATGATGAAGCAGCACAACCTGACTACGTTACAAGTAAACCTGCTGATGAAATATGGATACATAGATGGAATGAAGAAGCATATCAAGCTGATAATACAACAGGTTGGGAATTTGTTCAATGGACACAAGCTGATGAAGATGCATTACAAGGACAAAATTTAGGCGATTAACTAATATAGGTGGAGAATGAAAACAATATTCACATCTGATGTCGTAGGACACAGAGACATAAAAGAATTTCAACCACAACCTGCTAAAAACTTTATGCCTGATTGGTATAAAAAAATGCCTTCAGATGTACAGTATGATACAGATTACAAAAAAATACCTAACTTTAGAACAGCAAAACTATGTCCTAATTTTTCAGATATATTTACTGAAGGATTTGTTTTACCTGCACCTTGTGATATATGGCTAAGTGTTCCTGGAGATAAAGTAGATGATTGGATGTGGAAGACATCTAATTCAGCATTTGGTTTAGAAATGCACGGACAAGGACAGTTACATAATTATTTACCTAATCCTGTAGTAAAACAAATATTTAAATTAAATTATCCCTGGAGAATAATTCTACCTAAAGGTTATAGTGTAAGACAAATACCATTATTTTATGATTACAATCCTGATTGGCATGTAGCTTATGGTGTTTTAAAAGCAGATGTTGTTAATGAAATAAACTTACAAATTTGTTATACAAGTGAAGATAAAGAAGTTCTTATAAAAGCAGGAGAACCTTTATGTTACTATGTGCCATTTAAAAGAGAAGATTCTAAATTAGTTATAGATAATAACTATGATAAGTATAAACCACAGATAGAAGGCAGTATGCATAGAGCATTATCTAAATTTAAAAATGGTTATAGAAGATTTAACAAATGATAGATATAAAATTTCAAACACCTGTAAAAGGATTACTACATTCAGAAGTAACTGTACAACCTGCTAAAAATTTTATACCTGACATATGGAAGAATACACCTGTTGCTGCAGATATAGAACATAATCCACTAGACCCATATAAACATACTGGTCCTAATAGTGAAACAAGAACAGCAAAGTTATGTCCATCTTTTGTAGATGTATTTAACACTGGATATGTAATACCTGCACCTTGCGATTTACAACTAATGTATAACAAAGATAATGGTGATTGGAGATTTGAAACAGGTATACCTGGTATAGAGATAGTTATACATAGTCGTGACCAACTACTTGATTATGGTGATTCTAATTTTGATTTTGTATTTAAACTAGATAATACTTGGGAATGTATTACACCTGATGGCTACTCAATTATGCAAATACCTATGTTGTGGCATGCTAATCCTAATTGGGAAGTAGCATACGGAATAATACACACTGACCAATATCATTTAATTAATCCACAAATTATGTTAAAGAATGGTGTGAAAGATGTGTTTATTGCACAAGGTGAACCATTGTGTTATATAGTTCCATATAAAAGAGAAGAGTACAATTTAATATTACAAGAGTGGGATGAAGAGTTATCTGCTAGAGGTTATGTAAATAATCTTGGTACATTTAGAAATGGATACAGAAAACTTTTTAGGAAACGTAATGCCAAAAAAGATTAAGTTTGTAGCTGTAAATAAAAGATATTCTAAAATACAACCACCACCCAAACCTGCGTATTCATATAAACCTAGTTGGTATTCTTTATCTCCTGTGTATATGAGTAATGGTACGCCTGATAAGAAACTTATGATGACAGATGAGGGTAAAAACATGACCTTTAAAAAATGTTTACCTTTTATTGATACTATGAAATCAGGTTACATTGTAGAGCTACGCAAAGACATGATAGTTCAACACAACAAAGATAATGTTTTTGATTTGCAATGGAATAGTGATGAGCTGTTATTTACAATACACAATACAAGCACGAATATAATAGAACCACCTACTGGATATAACAGTCAAGTTGTAAATTACATATGGAATACAATAATAAAAACTCCTAAAGGCTACAGTTGTTTAATTACACAACCTTTTGGTTGGCATGATACACCACTTAGAATGATACCTGCGATAGTAGATACAGATAAACAAGTATTAAACTTTCATTTTCCTATGTGGTTAAAAGAAAATTTTACAGGAATAATAACTAAAGGCACACCACTTGCACAAATCATACCTTATAAAAGAGAAAATTGGTCCATGGAAACAGACTATCTTGCAGATGGAGAACTAGATATATTAGCTGAAAATGGATTTAATGCTACTATGCAAAATCACTATCGTGATACAAGTTGGTCTAAGAAAAAATTTAAATAATGGTTTATCCCAAATTAAAAAAAACAAAGGTAGGTTATTTTTATATACCTAATGATTTTATGCATCCATCTTTACAGCAAGAGTTACAAAAGATAAATAAAAATGTTTATGGTTGTCCATCTATAGGTGGATTAAACAATAGACTTTTTACTCTACCTAGCATATTAAGTGTTGAAATAGAATTTGGAATTAATAAAGAAGGTCCTTATTACAACTATATGCTTGATGAAAAAGTTCATAGTACATCATCTGATATGCATGAGTTAATGGGTAACATGTTAAGTGTAAGAGCTTCAGATGATGGCAGAGCTGTACTACAACAAACTATAAGTATGATATTTGTAACTGATGATAAAGATTTAGAAATGACTTTGATGAATCCTTTAGATAATGTAGATAAAATTAATTGTTCTGCTGTCATAGGTTCTTTTTATCCATATGCTTGGTTAAGACCTATAAATCTTTCATGGGTGCAAGATAATATAAATAAACCTGCAACAATTAATTTAGTTAGAGATAAACCAAGTAATACAATATTTTTTAATAAACCTATAAATTTAAATGAAATAGAACCTACAGAAAAAATTTTAAAATTTATGTCATACACCACTGCTAGTATTAATTTTCATAGAAATATTCGTACAATATTTCCAACTATTAAAAGGAAACGACCCAAGCGTATGATATAATCCCTTGATGGATTATGTAATTGGATTTATATTAGGGTACTTTATAAAAAATTTTTTAGTATGGTTAGATGATTTTGCCATGCCGAAAGTACCTGATGATTATAAAGAAGAAGATTGGGATTGGATAACATGAATGGGAATGGTTATACAAATAAGGAACTATTAAATATAATTATTGAAACACAAGAAAAAACAAATGAGAGAATTGATTTGCTTCACGAAAAAGTAAACTCAAAGATATCACGACAAGAACTAAGTGGTTGGTTGGTTGCAGGCTCTGCATTGGTGGTGTTAGTCAACGCACTAATGTAGGAGGTTATATGGAATGCTGCGGACACGGTTGTTGCAATGGTGGTTAGTACTGCTTCTTATTGTTATGCCATTTACGGCTTTAGCAAATGAAACAGATAATACTACAACTACTACTACCACTACTGTACCTGATACTACTACTACTACTATCCCAGGAGAGGTCGAGGAAGTAGAAACTTTTGATGGTCCTTTAGAGGAAGAGACAGAAGAAGAAACTACAGAAACTACTACAACAACTACAACTATTCCTGAATGGGAGCAATCTACAGATATAGAGTTACCTGAAGATGAGTTAGATAGTCAAGGTAATGAAGTAGAGAATAACATACAGATAGATGATAGACATAGTAATGGTAATTGGTCATGTTGTGGTATGACAGATTTTCATATGAATTTACATTATCAACAACATGGTAGTGACAGTAATGACTATACATTTACATTACCTGAAACAACTACCGTAGATGAAGAAGAACTAGAGATAGATATATACGAGGTAGGTTTTAGGATAGGTGCTTTAAATAATGATGGAACAGTTACATACACACATACTGATGAAACTACACAAGTAAATGTTCTTGAAGGTCAGAGTAATAGTAATGTGCAAACAATGTTTGAGGATGTTGTTTATAACATATATGATACATTAGAAACATTTATAGAAAGTTTTACAATTACAATCAATGACTGGTCTTTGTTAGATGATATATCTTTTAAGTATATACAGCCAACAACCACGACTACTACATTACCGCCACCGCCTGAACCTGAACCAGAACCAGAGCCATACATACCTCCACCGCCACCTGAACCAGAAAAATTTGTAGTTATATTAGATAATGGAGAAGAAGCTGAGTATGAGCAGCATGAAATAGATGATGGTACAGTAGAAAGAGACAACCAACGTAAAAAAAATTTAGAAATATATGGTGTAGAATTAACTGATGAACAAATTGAAAGAGGAGATTTAGAACAATATGATATTGAAATCATTGATGATGAAGATATGGTTGAGGACGGAGAAGAGCTTCCTGATGATGTTGATATACCTGATGTTAATGAAGATAGATATGAAGATGAACCCAAATATAAAGAAGATGAAGAAGAAAATATTGAAGAAGAGGTCAGTGAATTTAATGACACAGTACTTGAAGTTGAAGAATACTTAGAAACTTTTGAAGAGGTAGAGATTATAATACTAGAAGATATAAAAGATATTGATATAGATATAGATGACTTTGATACAGAGTTTGAAGAGGTAAAAGAAGATGAGTTACACAAAGAAGATATACGAAGAGATGACGACAAAGAAGCTCCACAGGTCGAAGATATTACCGAAGAGTCTGAAGAGATACTTACTGAAGAGGTGGTTGAAGAAGAGATTGAAGAATTAGAAGAGATAATTGAAATACCTGATATAGAAGAAGAGGATTTAACAGATGAGGAAATCGAAGAAGCAATCGAAGTATTTGTGCAAGAACTCGACACCGAAGAAGTTGTAGAGGTACTAGAAGAAGTTAATGATATAGGTGTACAGAACCTAGAACAAGCCTCAGAAGAAGTACAGGAAGTTGTACAAGCTGTAGTTGAAGAGGCTATAGAAGATGTAGCAGAACTTACCGAAGAACAAGTTGAGGTTGTTGCAGAGGTATTACAGGTACAAACAGAAGATGTTGAGATTATTGCAGAGGCTGTTAAAGAAGATGAAGTAGTTGCAGAAGCTGTTGAAGAGTATGTTGAAAGAGCTGTAGAGAATGCAGATGTAGAAAACTATACACTTGCTGATGTAGTTACAGAAGTACAGTTTGAAACATTCTTAGAAAATCCAATAGAAACATTTGTAGATATAGATTTTGAAGATATAAGTATTGGAAGTATAGGAGATGATATGACACAAGACCAAAAAGAAAAAGCACAAGAGGTGGTAGTGCCAGTAATTCTGACTAGAATAGCTACTATGGCAGCTTTTGTATTTAGGAAATCATTATGATTAATAAGTTATGGTCATGGTTTGTACAAGCAATTAAAGAAACACTTAACTTAAGTTGGACTTTGGTTGGCTTAATTATTGCCACGTTGACACTTACTGGCTCTGCTCAACAAGTAACTGGGTTAGCCACTATAATAACATTAGCTGTATGGTTACTAACCATTGGTTTTAGAAAAGAATAATCCATAGGAGGTGGACAATGAAATTACAGGTTGTGAGAACTCAGCTTGGCAAAGATGCAACAAATGGCTTGCTATTTATTGATGGTATATTTGAATGTTATACACTTGAAGACCAATATCAAGCAGTAAAAGTTATGCATGAAACTTGCATACCAGAAGGAACATACGAAATAAAGTTTAGAACTGTAGGTGGATTTCATACAAGGTATGCAGAAAGATATGGAGCAGACCATTATGGAATGCTTTGGTTACAAGATGTTCCAGGATTTGAATATATCTTAATTCATACAGGGAATAGTGACGAACACACCTCAGGTTGTCTTATAGTTGGTGACACCCAACAAGATTTAGATGTTAATTTTAATGGTATGGTCGGTAGCAGCAGAAATGCATACGTTAAACTATATGAAAAAGTTGCTAAACAACTACTAATAGGTAACAAAGTTACTATTGAATACAGCAAAATACAATTAGAACCGCAAGAATCTAATGATGTTTATGAAAAACTACAAGAGATTAGCGGTGAAATTAAAGTATTGAATGCTAAACTAAGTGGTAGAAACATAACATAATGTTTAAAAAAAATAAAAGACAAAGAAACCAAGACGGCACATTTAAAAAAGATGTGGGGTGGACTCCTTGGAACGAAGCATGGAGTTATAAAATGAGTGAAGACCTCAAAGATATGCTTGAAAGAACTGCTTGGACCTTCATTGAAGCGTTCATTGGTGCTTTAACAGTTGCTCCTCTTGTAGGCGTAGAAGCTGAAACTATTCAGTTAGCTGCACTTGCAGGTGGTGGTGCTGCACTAGCAGTAGTCAAGACATACGCCAAAAAACAAATTAGTAAGTAGGTTAGTAGCAAAGCCAAGGTGTTAATCCTTTCTTCCTTGGCTCTTGCTAGTTAGCCCAATCTATAACATAACCAATATGTTTAGTTTTCACTAAGTTACAATGGCATCTCTCTGCGTATATTAATAAACCAAAGTTTCTTCTTAAGTCATGGACTTGTTGTCTAATACTCATACCTGCTTGATGTTTGCAAATAACTTTGTCATCATTTAAAACATCTCTTACAAAATCAAGTTTACTGATTTTTACATTCATGTGGACCATCTTCAAATAGTTCAAAACAAAATTCGCAATGATAATCATATCCTGGTACTGGGTGACTCATTAGAACGGCACTTCCCAATCTTCCATGCTTTTTGCTTTTGGCATTTCAGGCATGTACCATTGCTCTGGAGCTTTTTTATCATTAGCATAACTATCTATGTACCAGATTCTTGTGCAGTTTTTATCCTTACACTTCCAATCAGGATATGTTTTTTTAACTTTACCACTTGCTTTGTCTTGTCTGTTATCCCATAGTTCACTACCACAAGATAAACATTGAGGTGTCATTGAACCCTCTGTAACAATAATTATGTCATCTTCAGAAGGAGCAGAGGAATCAGCCACGGACTCCTCTGCTTTCTTCTTGGTATCAGTGGTTGGCGTTACTGAATTTCTCTTGACTTTTGCCATCTCTTCACGACTTGGTCTTGCCTTTTTACTCCCTTGATACTTCCAATTAGCTAATGCTCTACCGATAGCAGATGTTTCACAATTCTCCATCCATGATGTAGTGTTTGCAAAACCATCTCCTTTGGTCTCTTGAGCAATACCTGTAGCTACTAAAGTTAGTTCTCCCTCTACGTTTTTGAAAACTGAAGCTTTAATTGTTACACAATTACCATCATCAGTAATGTGAACAACATCTGTTTCTACTTTCCCATCAGGGTTATCTTTCCAATATTTTTTTAATCTATCCTCGACTAATTCATAGTCATCTAAGTTGAATTTCGCCATTCCACTCTCCTTTTGTATTAGCTTTTATTCTTCTTCTTGTAATGAATCAATAGGATTCACACCAAGTTTTACTGGTACGTACTCATACTTGCCATTTATTTTTACAATAAACTGAGGTATACTACCAACCCCTGCAAATTCAACAGCAACTACTTTTGTATCATTCATTATTCCTCCAAATTCACAAGATACTCAGCAGTAACTCCTTTTGTAGGTTTCACAAATAAACAAAATTGTGAAGGTCTACCCATACTTGCTAACTGTTCTTGTGCATAGCTGTTATAACTTTCTGTAGAACCATTTACCCATACACGAACATCATTGATATACAAAGATGTTGGTGTGTGATAATGTCCACAGACTGCGTGTGTGAAGTCTTCCATCAATCCTTGTGATGCAAGAGCTTTCCAGCCCAGTATTTTTTTATTGTAACCATAGAAAGGTACACCCATTGTTCCACGAATGTTATCTCCATGAAAACAAAAAAACTTGGCTTTTGGACCAAGTCTTGCAACTGTATACCAATGATTATCAACACCTTCAGGGATAATAAATTTTATTCGTTTCTCCTGTGCAAACATAGTTTGAAGAATCTTTCCTAACATCCTGTCAGCATTAGTCTCAGGATTATAATCTCTCCTAGACCTACCACCTAAAGCACCATGATTACCTATTACCCAATACACTTCTACTTCATTAAAATTTTCTAACAGGATAGATAGGAATGTATGTAATATCCTTGGACCATCAACAGTTACTTGTCTATACAAAGAACTGTCTATTAAATGTGACTGTCCTGGAAATATAAGTTCTCCCTCTACAATATCCCCAAGAGCAAGTACTGCACATTTATTTACATTATGTGTAGCTCTTTGTATTTCTGTGAGTTTGACTATCTTTTCTGCGTACCTTCTAACTCTAACTTCAGCTACATCAGTGTCGTAGTCTGGGGTTCTCTTTGCGAGCTGTATGTCACTAAGCAATGGAACACAAATTTCTGTTTGGGTTTTGGGTTTGTGTTTGATTTTAGGATTAGATATATCTGGAAATTCAAGTGTTCTCATTCCATCTCTAGCACCAGAAAACACGGCTTCTACCATGTCGGCTTTCTTATCTTTAAGTTTGTCAATCTGTTTAAATAATCTTGCATTAGTATCTTTTAAATCTTTTATCTTTTCGCTTTCAGCTTCAGCTATCAGCTTTGCTAATTCTGTATCAATTTTTTTGGGCATGGCGTTTCTCTAAATCTACTAGCCACAAGCGTACTCTACTGCGTGATACTGTAAAATCGTATTGTTCTTCAAGTATCTCAGCTACAACTCTTGCGTTAGCCTTTTGTCCGTGATTTTCAACCCTGTCTGCTAATGTTTCTATAAAAGGTATTGCTTCTTTTGGCATACGAGTAAGCCATGTTTCCATACCACCTGTAGTTTTTTTGGTAGATTTGGAAATAAGATTTTCAATTACCTGTTCTTTGTTTGTATCTGTCATAAGGTAATCATATCGTGATTGTGTTTTAATTGCAAGGATATTTAAAAGAAATGCATATGCAATGCATAAGATAAATAAAAAAAATAGCTCGGCTTTTACACCGAGCTATTCTATACAAGCTAGAAAGAGAGTTATAGCTTGTTATTTTAAGGCAAGTTTTTTAGCTACTGCCTTAACATTTTCCACATCTTCTATTGGAATTATGTTGTTCAACATCATAACTCGTTTGATTTCATCAAGCCCTTGTCTATTCAAGTTAGTAGGTTGTCCTGTTGTTTCACTAACACCTACACATTGTTGGTCGCTAACCCAAATTCTTGGCTCTGGTTGTTTTGCCAACCATTCAAGAGCTTCTTTATCAATAGAGTTGTTACCATGATTATTTAGTTCCATCATAGCGTCATCATCAACACGACCATTGTTAGCAATGATACGAAGGTCACCATGAAATCCATCAATCTCACATCTGTAACCAACATAACCTGCTATTGTGCTAGCAGGTAAATCGTTAATGATTTGTTCAATATCGTGGGTAGTCAAACCCATACTTCCAGAACAGTCAATCAGCATGCTACCCCCAGCTACGCTTCTCTTTGTAGAGAATACTTTTCTGTCTGTAGTCATTCTGTGCATGTTTCTAGGTACAACGCCAACGTCACTATTGTTTCGCCTTAGCTCTCTAATAGCTTTGTGTATTTTTCTAGTACCACGAAACCTGAAAGTTTTTGCTTTACCATGAGTACCACTTCCATGATACCATTCAAAAGCACGCTTATGCTTCCTCTCGGCATCTTCCATAATCTCTTGTGCAAGTTTGCCTTTGATTTCTGGGGGAAGAGATAATGTTACATCATCTTCTGGAACTTCAATGTAACTAGCACTTGGAAGTCCACCTGCTATATGGTGTTGGTTTTTGGTATTATTATCAAGCAAGTTGTAGATATTGTTAATTCTTCTTCTTACTTTAGTTTTATCCCAAATTTCTTTTCTAGTCCAAGTATGTCTAGTCTCGTCCCAATCCCAATGACCTGTACGAGTATTCATGGCATATCTCTGTACAGTATCCATAATTTGAATACAACTACGAATTACCATTGTAAGATAGTTTTTGTCGTTGTTTATCACATATTCAGGTAAACGAACGTCAATGTAACTATCTACTGCCACACTTACTAACTCGTTAACGTTGGCTCTGTAAGAGTATACAGTAAAGATATTCTCTCTTCTGTAACCATCTATAAAAGCACCAATGTCATTAGTTCTGTACAAGTTACCTATAAGTCGCATGAGAGAAATCTCATACAACTTAACGTCCATGTCTGGAAGTCTTGTATCCTTTGCTATCTCAATCAATCTTTTCTGTCTGTAAGACAATTCATCTTTATCTTCTGTATCTCGGTACAATCTAAGTAAACTATTCTTTTCTTCCATAGATAGTATCTTATCTCGTAGTCCCTTTAGATAGTGCGCATGCCTTCTAAACGACCAAAGATACAAAGCATAATACAACAACTCAGGTTTCTTGTTTACGAAACGCCAACCTTTGAATAGCTTATGCTTCATAATTAGAGCCTTAATTACATTCTCTCTATCCAACATACCGTTAGACAAGATAGATTTAGGAACAGCAATAACATTTCTGTCTTTCCGTTCTTCTTCCCATGGCGTTGTAGAGTATACAACATTGTGCTTTCTTACTTCATCACCGACAAGTGATAAGTTAGGAAGTATCTTTTGGCTCTTAACTTTGATTGAGCTTTTAACACTGCTACTAAATAATGACATCTTGCACACCTAGTGCTTCAAGAATATCAACAGCGTCATCTTTGAATACAACATTACAAGCGTCTTGTTCATCAACACCACTATCAAGCAGTTGTTTGAAAGCAATCCACTTACGAACAGAGAACTGTCCATTGTTGTAATCGTAGTAAACAGCTTTTAGTTTAGCTGGTAGAGAAGCCAAAGCACTTGGGTGTACTTCATCAATCTCTAGTTTGATAGGAAACCTATCTGCAAGAGGCTCTGGTAAGTCATCAGGCATACCATTCATAGTTGCAATAACTTGAAAGTTTTTGTCTGGTCTTACAGTTTCCTTTTCCATGTTCGGTAAAGTAAACTTAGCAAACTCTTTGTCATCAAGTAAAGCATGTAGGAATGTCATTACATCTACACCTGCATGGTCTATCTCATTGATAACAAGTCTTGCACCTTCTTTCCAGCTTTTAATACCTACGCCATCTTTCCAGACAAAACCACCTTTGTCAGTAGCTATGTAATGCCCCATCAATTCACTTGCCGTGCTGTCTGCTGTAAGCGTAGTATTGTAGCTATTTTGATTTTTCTTTAGTTTGAGAGTGTTAGCTTGATAAGTTTTGCCCGTGCCTGCAACACCATACAAAAGTATTCTTGGCGAATGAGCAACAACTAGGTCTAACAATTCCCAATTATTCTTCTTCATCTCTTTCTTCCCTTTCTTGTAAGTACTTCTCAAAGTCTTTGATAAAATCTTCACTAAGTTTAGTTTTATCTACTTCGTCCCATACTTTAGTCCATTCTTTTCTATCAGCGTCCAAATCAATCCACCTAACTGTTGGTATGTTTGGTAGATGATTGATTACTTCAACAGGAACATCAAGTGTTACTGTTGCATATTCCTTTTCAAGAGGAACACCGACTTTACTTTTGACAACAACATCAAGCATTAGTCTTACGTGCATATCAGTTTCATGTCCATTCTTGTAGTAATGAGGCAAAGCCATCAACAAAACTACAGGAAATCTACTGTCAGCAACTACGTCCATTTTCATAGCTAGCTCTGTGTCCATTGTTTCATCAAGAAACTCTGGATTTAGACTTCTGTTGTATTCCATGTCAATAGCCAAGTCATTGAGATAACGAAGAATGTCTACTGTAATAGCACAGTTCTTCAGTCTCTCACTCATCTCTCTTACTCTTTCAATCTCACTCATGTCTTAACTCCTTTACATTCTGTTTTGTGTGATTGTTTTATCCAATAATCTGCGTCAAGAGTTATATCAGGGTGTGCCAAAATATCTTCTATTGACACTACTGCTTTGTTAACTTCTTGATTACAGTCCTTACATATCATTTGGAATTGTCCACATATCAATAGTCCAATCCATTGGATAATTCTCAAGTTGTTCTGTAACAAACTTGATTGCTTCATCTTTGGATACGTCCATTGGAAAGATGAAATCAACAGCGAGTTCATTTGTAACTCTCTTTGGGTTAACATCTTCGTACTCAAAGATTTCTTTATCTTCATTTAGTCTCATGTCTTTTCCTTTCCAAGTATTCTCTGTACCATACGACCTGTCTTTTCATCAACAATATCTAACTGTTCTTGTGTTAGATACTTTTGAGTAAGTCCAAGTTTTACTCGTAGGTACAAATCATCATCAACTTCAACAGAGAATGTATCACCATTGTGTTCTAGATTTGCTTTACTCATTCTTCTTCATCACCCCCCAACACATCTTTGATTAGCTTTTCTACAATATCACTAGCTTCTTCTTGGTTAACGCTACCAATTTGCATAGAGCCAACAATCTCAGGATTACCTAAGACAATCATGTCAGGTTGTGTTTGATACAAAGCGTCAAAGAATGTTTCTGCAAAGTCGTTATTGCTAAGCATATCGGCTACATTGTTTATCATTTCTTCTGTAGTAGCAAAGTCTTTATCCTTGACTAATACTTTAATCAACGAGCCAATGGCTTTGAGCTGTGTTGACACAGCAGTTTGTATCATTGTTTCCCATAGCTTTGTCATAGCTTCTGGATAATTCGCAGCTTCAACAGAGAACTTATGCTTAATTGCTTTCTCTTCACTAGGAGTAATGTGTACAACATTAGCACCATAGATAGTTTTCAGCCTTGTAGCTCTGTACTGCAAATGGTTTTCAAATCCCAGACTTTCAATATGCTCTATATACTTTTGAGCATCTTCATCATCTGGGTGTTTCTTATATACAGGCATTAATTAACACCACCTTTCTTTGTATTCATTCTTTTTACTGCTTGATAGCCACAAGTACGACACAATACTCTGTGATAAACAGAGGATTTTACATTGGCTTCTATCAGTAATTTTGTGTATGTGCCTTGATGACACAAATCACATATCATAATATATCTCTCTCTTTCTACGGTTCTCGTTGCTATCTGTATAAATAGCCTAGTGCAAACACTATCGCTCTATATACAGCGTAACTTCTACGCTGATAAGCAGTTAACTTACCCATAACTCTTTGTATATAAAGTTGTCAGGCTTGAATACGTGCCTGAAATGTCTGCACTAGGCTACTTACATAGATAGCTAGATACCCACGCAACTAATCACAATTAATAACAGGGAGAACATAGTTCTGCATGAGTATCTAGCTACCTACAGGTAACGCCGAAAAAGGACGGGCATGAAAAACCCCGTTTTACAAACAACAACGTTACCTTTGGTCTATTGGTAGGTAGCTTTACAGAGTGAGCATATCTTAGTAGTAGTTGGTATGTCTACAGGGTTGTAGAAAGGCATACTCACTCTATAAATATAATTACCAGAGAGTACATAACCACGTACACAAAGGGCTAACTTGTTTAGGCTATGTACTCTAGCTAATTACTTAGCGTCTACAGGCTTCACAAAGTCTTTTACGACCATAATCTATTGGTAAGACAATGTAACAGCTACTGCAAGTGCGATAGTTTTCTTCTATGACAGGGGTATCTGCATAGGGTTTCCAACTACCATCAGTAACCCCAAACTTGTCAGGAACTAATCCTTTGTCTGTTTCAGTAACAGTACCTTCCTTGACTTGTTCTCTCGTTACCTTAGCAATCCTTTTCATCTTCATTTCTAAATCCTTGTTCAATTCTCTACACTCGTAACAAAGACTTGAGATAGCGTCAGTAGATTTACCACAATACCTACAATCAGTATGGGGTATTACTGCGTTCTCTACATTGAGCATGTACTCTGCTGTGCTAGTAATGATAGGTAATCCTGTATCTACATAGATATGAACTAACTTACCATTTCTTTCAACAACCTTAGTCAATGCTTTCTTTGTCTTAGGCGTATGCTGAACATACTTTTTTCTACCCATAATCTATTTCCTTTCTACAATATAAATAAATATAAGAACAAAAAATGTCTTGCCGAAAATCTTACGCCAAAATTTTTGGTTTGCAACTTTCCTCATGTATGGGGAAGACTTGACAATCCCCTTTCACGCGTGTATAGAGAACCTTTCCCCATAGCATATGCGAAAGAAAAAAAAATTTTCTGGGTCTGTATGGGGTTCTCTTCTTTGTATGGGGGGTAGGTTTTGGTATGATACTAGCTGTGTTTTTTTTTTAGAATAAAAAAAATATATAGCAAGGGGGGAACTCCCCCCATGCTATACAACATAGGAACTATGCCTTACGATTTTTAGACCAACCAGATTTTATCTCTTTGATTTGGTCTAATGATGGGACACCTTCAAACTCGCGTGCGAGTTCATTGGTTCCCATCATGGATACAAGTTCTTTAGGCATTGTTCCGTTCTTGTTAAGTTGGAAGTTCTTGTTATTTACAAGAGCCTCAAACTGTATGATACAATCATAGTTTGTTAATGGCTCTTGATTAATAACAGTTCCAACAGAATTACTTTTGGAAGTCCAAAAGTCATTCATCTTAACAAGATAAAAAGAAGACTGTCCTTTTCGGCTCGGCACACTGAGGCGCTTGACGCCGAAGTATCCAGACGAGCCAATAGGGTCGTAGTTCTTCTCTTTATTTACGTAATTACTCATTGTTTTATCCTTTCTCTTGAGCTACTACTAAGGGTGCAAGAGCATTTGTCCCTTATGTGTCAACAATAATTCAAAACGCCTGTGGGCGTTTTTTTATTGCTAGGTATTTCTGCGAAATACTTTACTCATAAGGAAACATGTGCTAGAAGCACAGCCCTAATCATGTAGCTCGCTACATCAGTTAGGGCTTACTAGTAGTAGTACACCGTTAATGACTGCATGTATATGCAACGACATGCACAAGTGCTTGGCGTTGAGATGCAGTCAAGGGGACAATGTTTTGTTGGGATAACGTACTGTTAGCAATGATTATTGTATGATGTATGGTTCAATGCATAGGGCTATCATTTGTTATACAAAACACTACATGTAGTACCTAGAGTATTACGTTTCTTTTCATTGACATAACGTTTGTTTACAGAGTAACTATAGAGTAATGGGGGGTATGCACCGTGCGTTGTCTGGGACTTCCTATGTCTTAACATAGGGGGTGGGGTATGTATATACGTAAGTAATTCGGAATATTCTGGTAATTTTACAAGAAGTTTAAAAGGGAGACCAGTAAGATGTTTGTGAATCTTCACTCGCGTGAAGTTATTGTTACAGGTTACTTACAGGTATTACCAAACAAGGACCACACCAGTCTCCCTGTGTAGTATTTTAACAGAAATCTGTATAATGTATAGTTTAAAATACGTATTATTTACTTGTAGACTGTGTAGTGTATTTTCGAACATAGCGGACATATATGGAAAATTTTTGAATTTTTTTCTTTCAAGAGTCCTTGGGTACTGACGTTGTGGTAATCCCAGTCCATCTATAAGATGCAGTCAGCTTTTTGCCGTCCGATAGCTCTTACCTGTAACTCTATAGTCAAAAAAAACTATTTGTTGTGGATAGTATAAACATAATGCTAGAATAAAACAAGTTATTTACAGGAGGATAAAATGTTTACATTTGAAACACAACACGCAATAGGCAAATTAGGCGAACACCTTATTAGACGACATTACGAGAGTTTGAAGAATGATGAAGGTGGGAATAAATTTATTTGTCGAGATGCAAAGTTTGACGAACAAATGAAAGGTGCTGATTTATTTATTGTCAATGATGAATTAGGTACAAGGTATGTAGAAGTAAAAACTGATACCAAAATGAATGATACAGATAACTTTGCACTTGAAATAATGATTGTACAAGAAGATGGTACAAAAAAGATTGGTGCAGTTATGAAAACTTTTCCTGACTATCTTTTCTATTGGCAACACCCAACTGCATTAGTTTATTGGTGGAAACCAGAAGAATTAGTACCACACATTCTTGAATGGTTAACACAAGATATCTACCAGATAGTAAGGTCAGAAAATAAAAATTTTTTTTCACGGAGTCTACTCGTGCCTAAAGAGGTTATGATGAAGACAGGAGTTGTACACGAAATGACAGTAAGTTATCACGTATTAGAAGATACATTAGCAAATGCATAATGAAGGTATGGATAGACCAGGATT